ACATTGATATCCAGTTTAGCCAAATGCCCTTTCTTCATTAACTCGTCAGTTTTAATGATCTTATAGGAAGGTCCAAACAATCCCTCAAGAACCCATTTATGTGTTTGAGAACCATCAAGTGTGCCAGTAAATCCAAACCTATATTTTGCATCCGAAAGTTTAGTCATTATAGATATAAGTGATTTTGACTTAAACTGGTGAGCCTCATCCCCAACCACAACAGAGAATCTCTCAAAATACTTTCTGGGGAGTTTGTAGATTGATTGCCAAGTAGTAATAATGACTTGAGAGTCCGTCTCTCTTTCTTTACCTGCGTATATCTTGTGACAAAATGAACCAACGTCCCAGCCATAGTCTGCAAAATCTTTATACATCTGCTCTACTAGGGAAGTCGTCGGAACAACTATCAGAGTACTTTCTCCTTTCTCTACAAAATATCTCACAATCGAATAGATCATCAGAGATTTTCCCGAAGCAGTTGGGGATATCAACAACTTTCTATTATGTCTTAGAGCGTCGAATACTCCCGTTATTTGATAATCTCTAGGTTTATATTTAGAGATTGCTTTCATATAATCTTTAACTCCTTCCTTTGAAATCATTTTATTGACTTCAAAAGGAAGACCATAATATTCGTTCTTTACAAATTCGTAAGTGTACTTATGATCTCTACAAAATTGTATTACTCTATCTAATAAACCAACATATATTTCTCCTTTTTGGGTATTAAAAAGTCTTATCTTACCATCCCAAAATTTCTTCTTATAAGCAGGTGAAAACTTTGCTCCAGGTACTTCAAAAGTAAACTGATCTGCTAATTCATAATATACATGAGGTTCTGCTTTCACATATAGAAACACCTCATTTTTCTTTGATATAACCAAATGGGACATAACATAATGTTCATCTGGAAATATTTATCACCCAAATCCTGATTGGAATTTATGCCATTCTATCGCATTTTTAATCTGATATGTACGGTTAGATACGGTTTTAATAATTTCTTCTAAAAATTTTAGTGTTGCATCGTAGTATCTTATCTTAAGATCTGCTTTAGTTAATTTCTCATCTGCTTCCATATATCTTTGTATGGCATCCTTTTCTCTTACCTTATATCCAAAAGGTTCTTCTACATATACTTCTGCAGGTGCTTTACCTGTATAATAATTATGTCTTTCTAATCTAATTTTATTATATTGTTCTCTTGCCTTCTCACGCAACAAAGTAATTGTATTATAAACCGTATAATACTTTGAGTGTAATTGTGGAATTTTTAAAGATTCATCATGTAGATTATCAGGATCAATGACAGCATCTCGCTCCCACATTTCCTGAATTTGTTCAAGATTCATAAAGGATCGCCCTTAGTATCAACTATATTGTACACAGTATACTTGAAAGCTACGTCTGCTGTAAAGTACTCTATATCACTATTTGTAGCATCAAAATCCAAAGATGTCAAGGCAACAGGAAAAAGATCACTAAATTTAACTCTTGCAGTGGTTCTGTAATTACTGTTTAAAATAGCAAGAGTACCATCACTCCATTGTTCTTTAAGATCTGGAAGACCATCCTCATCTAATGTTTGTTTTTTAAATTGATCAGGAGTTTCTGGAAAACCAAGACCAGTCAACCAATTATGAATTGACATATAATTTTCTAAATTCTCATCAACAAGAAATCTAACATTAAGATCACCATATGTGAGTTTCTCTCCAGGTACATCAATATCCTTTAGATATGATGGTTGTGTATATGTACCAAGATTTATTTCTGGTATTCTTGCTGAATTGCAGAAAAAAGCAGCCTTGGGATATTTTGCCAAAGTAAACTCAAACCCAACAGGGGATAAGAAATTTCTATTTTGTATCTGACTAGCAAATGGACTTGTCATTAGTTGTCATTTAATCTTAAGATAGTTTCATACCATTGCTCACTCATACCCATTATAACATTCTTTGCCATGTCTTCATTCTCAGCATATCCTTCATCTATAAGATACTTAGTAATGAACTCTTGACGTTCAAATGCTTCTTTAAATTGTCTTGGAGTTGGTTTCATTTTTTTATTCAGAACCGTATATTTATTTAGATAAAAAAAAGACCCTCCCGAAGGAGAGTCTTTGAAGAAATATAAGCGTCTAGCTTACATGAGGTTTTGTACCTTAACACGCCTGTAGTAGCGGTTTGTATTAGCAGAAAGAGCACCAAGACCTTGAGTGGTTCCCTGTGAGAAGGGGTTTTCAACCATTCCGTATCTTGTCTTAAAGCCAATTTTTGGCTGGAAGGTGTTTTCTCCAACTGCACGAACCATCTGTAGAGGAACGTATGGGCAGTAGAACAGTCCAGCGTCATAAGGTGAAGAACCTTTATAACCAGCAACGTAGTACTGAGAAGCAGCACTGTTTGCAGAATAAGGGTCGATGTATACTCTATACTTACCTTGAAGTACACCAGCAAATGTATTGCCTGTGTCATCAACATTAAGGTTAGCATTAAGAGCAGGAGTGTAGTCGAGTACACCAGCCATTGTCAATGCAGAAGCAACGTCAGCAGAGCAAAGGATCATGTTACCCTTTCCACGACGAGTTCTTTGTGCGATTGCGTTGGCATCTCTTTCGATCTGGAAGATAAGTCCTTTGAACTTCTCAACAGACCAACGACCATTACTGTCAGTATCTAGGTCGAATGCACCAGCAGTTGCAACGTTTGTTTGAGCACCAGATTCAGCAACCTTGTAGATTGTTCTGATAACTTCACGGTTGATCTCAGCAAGAATCTCAGTAGAAAGAATGTTTGCCAATTCGGCTTCTGCATTCAATCCGTGGATTGCTTTAAGATCTTGAGCGAGTTCTAGTGAGTACTCAGCTTTCAAAGCACGGCTTCTAGCAGTAACCGTTACTTTCTCGATGCTGAATGCCATTTCGTTGAAATGATCACCAGTTCCAGAACCTAAGTTCTCAGCATCGTCTGTACGCATACCAGTACCAGTTGGGTACGTAGTAGCAGTTTGTGAACCTTGAGGGTTCAATAGTCCTGGGTTGTTTGCACCAGTTAAACCAGTACCACCAGTAGAACCAATACCTGCAGCAGCACCAGGGAAGTTCCCGATATTGCGACCATCATCCTGTCCAGAGAATGAAGTATCTGCTTCATCGAATAGAGCTTCAGCACCAGACTGAGACTCGTAGCGTGAACGCATTGCAAAGATTAGTCCAGTAGGACCATTCATTGGTTGAACACCAGCTAGGTCATATGCGACCAAGTTTGGCATTGAACGTCTAATAAGACTTATTAATACTGGGTCGAAACCTGCTGTAGGTCCGCCAGCTGCAGCACTTGCACTAAATCCTGGATTGGATCCTGTAGCAGTACTATTTGTAGGAACAGCTTCTGAGAGGAATTCTCTTTCTTCACGTAGTGCGGTTTCTTGGTTCTCTAGGAGAACTGCAGTAACCATTCTCTTATGAGGATCTTTGATTTCATCAAGACCGTCATAGTTTAGAAGGGGAGCCCATTTCTCTTGCAGCTGTTCTGATTGGAACATTTGCATTTGAATTTACCTTTTATACAAAGTTAAAAGTTTAGTTTGAACAGATAATGTAAAAATCACTTTTTAGAGACTCTGCTCATAGTCTGTAGGTATGATTCCATTAAACCAGATACTGGTTGTGGAGTGGAAGCTTCATCACCCTCAGACAGATTTTCAGATTTGTCTCTCTGAGTGCCAGATTTGCTTGGGAAATAAGATTCCCTAAGTGTTACTAGCTTCTCACGATAGTCTTCTTCACTTTCAAACTCAACATTTTCCGCAAGAGAAGCAAGCTTGTCTCTTTGAGTGTCTGCAAGACCCTCAGTTACTTCTGCAAAAATTACATCAGCAACAGATTCAGCTAATCTTCTGTTCAGAGCAACATTACTTTTAATTTGCTCGTTGAGTTTATTTTCCATCTCATCAAGTTTATCTACCATGCTATTAAGTACATCGTATTTATCTTCAGGGATTGTTACATAATGTTCTTCAAAGAGTGACTTCATACCTTCAAGGAAGGATTCAGTCATTTCTGTTTTAAGACCTGCCTCAGCTGCAAGTTGGTTTTCTTCCAACCACTCACTAGCAACGTACTCTAGATACGAATCGACACGTTCTTGTAATTCTTTTTTAATTTCTGATACTTCTTCAACAAGTTTCTCTTCATAAGAAATCTTAACTTGCTCAGATAGTTCAGCAACTTTTGCCTTAATAGCAGACTCAAAAATTGTCCGTGCTTTTGCTTCAAACTCTTCAGAAAGTTTTTCGCCTTCGATTAAAGCATTAATGTCTGCATCGACATCAATCTTCTCTTCGACTACTTCTTCTTCTGTAGTTTCTTCTTCAGCAACAACTTCTTGAGTTTCCTCGACTTCTGTTGTTTCCTCTTCAGCAACTACTTCTTCTTCTGTAGTTTCTTCTTCGGATACGACTTGATCTGCAGGTTTCTCTTCCTCTTCCTTCTTAAGACCTTTTGCACCTTCAGCAGGCTTTGCACCTTTGTTTACTACATCCTTAACTTGCTTAAGTGTAGCACCAGGTGTTTTTAACTTTGCTGAATCGTCATCAGACTTATAGTTTTCTGGAGTAGGTCCACCGAGGTCTTCCCAAGTAGCTGGAGTACCTCCTGTACTTAGTTTTTGCATTGTTTCCGCAGGTTTTGCACCTTTGGTTACTGCGTTTTCTTCGATGTTTTCCATTTTCTGTAAATTGTTGCCAACGGACATTTGTTTAGATATTTTTTAATTAATCTGTATTTATTTATAGAACTTACAGATTTGA